TTAAAGAGCAAATGGAAGAAAGATTGCTTCTAAAGGATGATAAATAAAGTGACGTGTAATAATCACCATTTATTTTTTGAACCATTAAAAAATGGTCACTTTAAAGCAGTTGATACATGGTGTGGGTATAAGATAAATCAAAAAATTTGGTATTGTTCAGATAAATGTAAAGATAAAGGCATTGAAGGATCACCTAAAGGATATATATCATCTGATGACGAACCTATAATGAACGATTAAAGGAAATTATATGAGTAAACTTCCATATGCATTTAAAAGAGATTTACAAAATTTAATTCAAGCTCACAGATTGGATAATATCTGTGGAAAACCAACTTACTTATTAGCGGATTATATAATGAAACAAATCGAAGCTTTTCAAAGTCAACATATTGAACCTAGAAATTGGTGGAATGATATAAATAGTAATGTACCATCCCCTGTTTTTGAAAAAGGTTATCCTTCATATGAAGCGGTAAATAAAGATCAGCCGGTTCAAGAAAGATATCATGAATATATGGGAAGAATGTTAAAGGAAAATGCAGATGAGTGATATTTTTGATTTTGGTTTTACAGCAGTAGATGAATCTGAACTAGAAGCTGTACAAGCTCTTGGCGCAACTGCTAAAGATGTAGAGGAAAAAGCTTCTACTACGCAAGACAAACTTGATAAGTTGTATAACGCTATTATTCCGCTTTTAAATAATCTTAAAGCAAATCCAGAAAAAGAATATATTCTCTGGCCGAATCGGTTATCAAAAGTAGAAGCCTTTGAAACACATTTAACAGATATATACAATTCATAAAATTATAAGTTATTTATTTTATTAGATTCTTTTTTGTTTACATTTCATACAAAATGTAGTATGTTATAAGTGTAGGCAATGAAAGGATCTATAATGCAGATTATTAACTCACATCAGAAAGCGCTTTACAATCATCTAAAACAAAAAGGATGGAATCATGAAGTTATAAGCGCCTATCTTAAATATGAGAGAAATAAAAAATCCATTATTCATACTAAAAGAATTACTCTTGGTACAGATTCTCAAAAAACAAAAACATATAAAGCCGAATGGGCTTTTGAAGCAAAGTGTAAGAACGATATTATAGACTTTGATGATTTAAAAGAAGCCGAAAAATTTATGAAACGAGTCATAAATTCAAAAACTTGGCTTCAACTTTGCGGCGGATTGGGACGTAGAATACCAATATTAGAAACAAACGGGTTTCGTGGTAAAACAGCAGGACGTGCCTTTGTAAATAAGATACAGCTTTGTCCTAAAAATGGAATGAATTCATATACCTTATTACACGAACTTGCACATGTGGCTGGGTATATGCATCACGATGTAGGATTTCGCATTTGCCTTCTTAAATTAGTGTCTCGTTTTATAGGTAGAAAGCCTGCTGATGAATTAAAGAAACAATTCAAAGCTCTGAAACTAAAAGTTACTATTAGTAATCATATTAAATCTCCTGAACAGTGGCTCAAAACATATGAAAGATTAGAAAATGCAAGGGCTGCTCGAGCAGCCTAATACTTTTGTATATGGAAAGATAATGAGTATAGGTATACATTTTAGGGGTTTACAAACCATTAAAAATGTGATATGTTCAAAATATAAAGAAAGGAATAAAGTATGATTAACAATATGAATAAGATAATCTTAACAGATTGCGATGGAGTTCTCATGAACTGGGAATTTGCTTTTAATCTTTGGATGAAACATAAAGGTTATTCAGTCGCTCCAGGTAAAGAAAATGCTTATGATATGGGCGAGCGTTATGATTTAGATAATCAAACTAAAAAATTAGTTGTTCAAACTTTTAATGAATCCGCAGCTATTGGTTTTCTACCTCCCCTACGTGATGCAATGTATTATGTAGATTTACTTCATCGTAAACATGGATTTACTTTTCATATGATTACATCATTATCTCTTGATCCATCAGCTCAAGCTCTTCGGATTGAAAATACTAAAAAACTATTTGGTGAAACAGCATTTAGTAGTTTTTCTTTTGCAGATACTGGTGCTGATAAAGATGATGTTTTGGAACCATATAGAGATACTGGATATATTTGGCTTGAAGATAAAACAGAAAATGCCGAACTTGGAGATCGGCTCGGATTAGAAAGCATTCTTATTGAACATGGTCATAATATGAATAATAAACAATTCCCTTTAATGAAAAACTGGAGAGATTTATATGAATATGTCACTGTCTGAACTATTAGTTTTAAGATCCGAGTATGAAGACTTGGCAAGAAATTTTGATGTTGCTGAGGATAAGCGTCATGGAGTTATAAATAGCTTAGAGTGGTTTAAACGATATGGTAATCGCAAAAACAGATTTAGAAATGGCTATGATAGAGCAATAGAAATATGTAATGTCATGCTGAAAGAAATTAAAAGGGAATAGGAATGCCATCAAAGTCAGTCCTTATAGCACGAGCTTTTAGTAAAACAGGGGTCTTATCTACAGTTATAGATTCGGCTCCTTCCTTGTCATATGGAGATAATAATGTTTTATCTTTAATAGATTCTTCATATGTTTCAAGTAGGGCCCCGGCGGGTTATACTGATGGTGACGTCTTGTTGTTAATAGATTCGGCTTATGTTACGGCTCGAGCTCCAGCCGGTGGTGGAAGTTCTATAACTACGTACGCTAATCTTGCTGCCTTTCCTTCAACTGGAAATACACTTTCAGATCAAGGATATGATGAAGAAACGGATACTTTATACATATGGAACGGGACTCAGTGGCTGGATATAAATAGACAAACAGTGTTTTCTTATTACTTAGTAAATGCTGGAAATTTCACTGGACCAAAAGAAGGCACTCAAACGATAACACCTAACAACAATATTACGCTCGTTAATCTTGCGGCTTCAATAGATGCCGAGGTTGGATCCGCTGTGATATTTGATGTTGAAAAAAATGATTCTGCGGTTCAAACATTTACAATACCTTCAGGTCAAACTGAAATAAACGCAAACTTTAATTCAAACATAACCTTTACAAACACCGATAATATATCAGTTGATATAACTTCCGGAAGCGCAAAGGATCTGGTCGTAAAAATAAACTATAAGGAAACATAAAAATGGCAGTTACAGTTACAGATAACTCACTTAGTACAAACGCTAGGTATGTAGTTTATTCTGGAAGTACGGTAGCAGACGATGCTCAGACAATTCTACTTGGTATCAAAGATGCACTTGTTAATCTAGGATGGACTAAATGGGATAATGCTGGAGCAAATGCAGTGCTGGGTACAGCTGCTGATGCAAAAATCATTATGAGAAAAGAAACTTACGATAACGCGAGTTCTGGCCACTATAAGTACATGATACTTAGGTTGAGTTCAACGGGATCGGCTCATACTCTTAAGATAGCATATGCTGCTGATCACTCAAATAATGCGTCTTATAACAGTTGGGTAAACATAGCATATAACAGAACATCGTTTAATGACAATGAAGGCAAAGCTATTACTTTATCATTTTTATCAGGAGGATCCATTTGGATATTTGTCGAAGATCATTCTATTGTTTTTAAGTTTACGGGAACTGGATTCACTGAAGCCACTCAGGGTTCATGTTTATATTTTGGAGAGTATGAGAAAATATTTGGAGAAGCCTGTGATGCTTCTACTGGTTACATACACAATGGCGTTGCTATAGACGGAAATGATTTTGTGACTCGTACTGGAACATTTGGCTATTATAATGGTATATGGGCAAATGGGTCTTACGGTGGATCAGCCTCTGGCTATGTTGGATATGTAAATCCAAAACTAGCCGGTACCGGTGGAGGTTTTGGGTCTCAGTTTGCTTTAACAGAATATCCACAAGCAGCTGGTTCTACATATACTATTTTGCGCGCCGGTCAGGCGAATTGGAATGCTCCATTAGCTTCGACTTCAGCCACTGATGCTGATGGTATACTTGATTATACCCGAGCACATCTGGGATGGTTAGGATGGATAGGACATGTGGCCCCGGCGCACATATCTAACTTAGCAACGGTAATTGATGGTTCCCAATCCCAAAGCGTTCCTCAAACGGATATGTTTACTTCTGGATATTGGAGATACACTACTACTCCAGTGGAAGAGATAGCACAATTTTTGCCCAATCCTTCTAGCCCGTCATCAATAGCTCTATATGAACCTGTGATTTCTTCTGGAACTGTTAATTATAATCATCTTACCTCTTCCAGCGCTCATTCATATGATAGCTACAGTTCTAGTTCACAAAGAAGAGGATTTGCTATACATGGAAAGCTTTTAGGTTTTAGAATGTCTGCAGGTCAACCGCCTACTGAATCAGGGGGCTATCAGTTTTTAGATACCGGAACTATACCTTTAGACGCCGATGGTTACTATAGTGCTTCTGGTACACCTACTTCATGTTGGGCAATTCCAATATTTAACGGTACTAGAGCAAGCGCGTGCATATGGGTTAAGAAATGACTTTAGCAAATAATCCAACACCTGATTCAATAGGTACTGGGGATTTTTATTTTGATTCAGCTGGAGATATTGTTGAAGCTAATACCGATTTAGTTTCGGCTATATCTCTTTCTTCTACATCATCCACAGGATCTTTAGAATTTTCAAACATATCTTCATCCAATCCAAAAACTGGATTTAACAATACGGAAATATTAGAAGCACAATCTATAACATCAACCTCGTCTACAGGAGTTTTAGAATACGCAAACATATCTTCATCCAATCCAAAAACTGGATTTAACAACACAGATATATTTGAAATTCAATCTGTATCATCTCATACGCCTACTGCTATTATTACACAAGCAGAAATAAAAGCAAATAATCCAATTACTGGATTCGGCACTTCTGGTGTGGATCCAAAAATAATTAAATACGAAATGACAATAAGGATATAAAACAAATGTCTGAAGAATTACTTGCTACTTTAAAAGTACAAATGAAACACCTCATAGATGAAGCTTGTGATATCTATATGTTTAACATTTCAACAGATACACACAGCAGAATTAGAATGAAAGCCGCTCAAGATTTTAATAGTAGAATTTGGCTTTTACATTTCGATGAATCAAATGCTTGGATTGCTTCAACAGGAGCTCCCGCAAATAATGCTGATCATTATACGCAGGTCGCTTTGTGGGAGAATCTTCCAGTTGAAAAAATGGTTCCTCCTGTTGAAATAAGCGAAGACTCTGCATAAATAACCAAAGCTTAATTATTTTTTTATATAAATAGTAGCAAATACTATTTAATAGGAAAGTTATAATGGCTGCAGTTACATCAAGAGATGAATTATCCGAATATTGTTTAAGAAGGCTTGGCGCTCCAGTTATAGAGATAAACGTTGATCCAGATCAAGTTGAAGATAGAATAGATGAAGCCCTTGAATTTTTTCAAGAGTTTCATTCTGATGCTACACTGCGTACTTATTTCAAACATCTTATAACAGAAACAGATGTAGAAAACGAGTACATTACAATGCCTAATAATATAGACATTGTTTCTAAACTTTTTCCCGTTTCAAGTTCTAGTAATAACAGCATTGATATGTTCAGTGTTAAGTATCAAATGATGCTTAATGATATTACTGATCTTCAAAACTTTGCTGGTGATCTTGCGTATTATACTCAACTACAGCAATATTTAACTTTGATTGATATGAAGTTAAATGGTTTGCCTCAAGTACAATTTTCCAGACATCAGAACAGACTTTATATTTTTGGAGATTTTAATGATAAAGATATAAAAGCTGGAGACTATATTGTGGCTGAAGTATATCAGATAATTGATCCAGATACACATACCAATGTTTACAATGATAAGTTTATCAAAGCGTATAGTACCGCACTTATCAAGAGACAATGGGGTGCTAATCTTTTAAAGTTTGAAGGAATGCAACTACCCGGTGGTGTGATGTTAAACGGGCGGCAGATTTATGAAGATGCAATGCAAGACATTGAAAAACTTGAAGAGAATATACGCCTAGAGCATGAAATGCCAGCAGACTTTTTTGTAGGATAATAGATGGCTCTTAATCATTATTTTAATCAGAAAGCCAAAAATGAACAAAATCTCTATGAAGATATAATCATAGAGAGTCTAAAAATATACGGTCAAGATGTATATTATTTGCCTCGTGAGATAGTAAACGAAAATGATATATTTGGTGAAGATGTCCCATCTAAATTTTCTTCAGCTTATAAAATAGAAATGTATATAGAAAATACAGAAGGATTTGACGGAGAAGGTGATCTATTTACCAAATTTGGTGTTGAAATAAGAGATGCTGCTACATTTATAGTTTCCAGAAAGAGATGGACTAATGTAGTTGGCCAAATGAACAATAAAATAGAAAGTATTAGACCTAGAGAAGGTGATCTAATTTATCTTACTCTTACAAATAAACTATTTGAAATTATGCATGTTGAACACGAACAGCCTTTTTACCAACTAAGCAATCTTCCTACATTTAAATTAAGATGCGAGCTATTTACATACAGTGATGAAAGACTTGATACAAACGTTGATGTAATTGATAATATAGAAAAATTAGGCTATAATCTTAAACTGCTTATGAATCAAGGTGTTGATAGTATTAATTCTCGTTACTCATATGACTTTATGGAAGGTGAATTTGTTCAACAAACTCTATCAAATGGTAAAGTTCTCACAGCTGAAGTTCTTGAATATAATCAACAATTAAATTATGTTGTAGTTTCTCATATAAGCACAAGTGATGGTAGCTACGGAATGTTTGTTCCTGGAACTATAACTAATACAAGAGAAAGAAATATATCAGGTGCTCTTGCATTTGTTGGTGATTCTTCAATACAAGTTGAAAGAACACTTATTAGTATAAATGAAAATATTTACGGTGATAGTAGTTTTGCACAAAATGATGTATTTGATACAACCGAAAATTCATTTGCATTAGATTTCCTAGACTTTTCTGAAACTAACCCATTTGGTGATCCAGAGGATTTATAATGTTTACATATTTTTACCATCAGAGAATAAGAAAGTCAGTAGCTTTATTTGGAACCCTTTTTAATAACATTTATGTTATTCGTAAAGATAAAACTGGAAAATCAATTAGTCAAATTAAAGTGCCTTTAGCATATGCACCAAGAGAAAAATATTTAGAAAGAATTAGAACAAATCCAGATTTAAGAAATAATTCTCAGATTGCTCTTAAACTTCCTAGAATGTCATTTGAAATTACAAGTATTGGATATGACCCAGAAAGAAAACTTCCTAAATTAAATAATTATCATAGAGGTATTACTAATACAACAAGGGATAAGTTTTTTTCTCCAAGTCCATATCAGATTACTTTTCAATTAAATATTTTTTCTAAAAATCAAGACGATGCCTTACAAATAGTTGAGCAGATTCTTCCTTACTTTAATCCTCAATATACTATTAGTATTAAACCTTTTAATGATGCTCATTCTGATATAGTTGAAGATGTTCCTGTTACAATACAGGGTGTAAATTTTAGTGATGATTTTGAAGGAACGCTTGAAAATAGAAGAACAATTATTTATACATTAGATTTTGGAATGTCTGTTAACTTTTACGGTCCAATTGATCCTCAATCAATTGTTCGTCGTGTGGATACTACCATACATCAAGCTGTAGATTTCAGTGTTACCGATGATCCAAAATTAGAAAGAATTATTACCACACCGAATCCTATTGAAGTTAATCCAGATAGTGATTATGGATTTGACACAACATTAGACGTATATGATAATGAACCAGAAGTTATATTATCATCACTATATGTCGAAGATGATTATGTATTATCAGGTTATGTAGACTCTTCGGGTGCATAAAAACAGGAGATAGAAATGCCAATTGTTCTTAGAAACAGTAAAAACTCTGCTCTAACACACTCGGAGCTTGACGGAAACTTTACGGATCTTGATACTCGAGTTAATTCAAAAGCAGATTCATCTACTATTACAGGAATAGTAGATCAAGATTATATTAGAAATAGACAGATTACATATTTGGATTCTGTTGATATTACATCAAGGATTACATCACTTATTGATTCTAATTATATACAAACAAGACAAAATACTTATGATAATGCAGATGTTAATACTCACTTAAATCTTGGTAATGCTGCTCCTAATCAAATTCTTAGTTGGACAGGTGCAGACTTTGATTGGATTAATCAGACATCAGGAACTGGTGGAGGAATTGATTCTGCTGTAGTTATTAATATTGTAGATTCAGCATATATTCAAGCTAGACAACAGACAGCAGTAACTTATACAAATTCAGATGTTGACACTCATCTAAACACAAGCACCGCAAGCGCAAATGAAATTTTAAGTTGGACTGGTACTGATTATGATTGGGTAGC